GTCCCCGGTGTTGCAATCGCCGCTGTTCCGATTGCCGCTGTTCCAATCGCCGCTGTTCCGATTGCCGCTGTTCCGATTGCCGCTGTTGCAATTGCCGCTGTTCCAATTGCCGCTGTTCCAATTGCCGCTGTTGCAATTGCCGCTGTTGCAATTGCCGCTGTTGCAAAGTCCGGCGCACCCTTTCCCTGTATTCACGATTTCAAGCAGTTCAGCCCACGGAATTTCACGGATAATCTGTATTTTGTTCGTGCATGATTTCACGTCCCCCGTGTCAACATCACCGATTGCCAGCACTTCCGCAACCTTATTTTCAGGGTTGAAATTGTAATACTGGAAGCAATCAGCCGCCTCTTCGCAAAAATGAAAACCACAGTCACACACTTTCGGAATTACATCTTCTTCATACGTTTTGCCAACTTCATATTGAAATCCCCGACAAGTCCAATCAGGATTGAAAACCTTATATCCTCTAACTCGTTTACTCATCTGTTTTCTCCTTTCTCACTTAGCCACTGTTGCACTTCCAGCCTGCGCAAATTAAAATTGCTAATCAGTTCCAATGGATAACACTCATCGTCTCCGTTTTTACCTACTATCCTTAATACATCGTCTTGAAAATCAATGATTGCTCTTACTGAACCGCTTATGTCGCATTTTTCGTGGCAAGGCAAGACACCAAACGTAGGATTTGTATTATCAATATCAAAGTCTATACTTGGAATTGTCCTGTTTTTATATTTTGCTTGTGGTTCGTCTTTGCTCTCCGATTCTTCCTTGTCGTAAAAATACGCTGTCTTTTCCGTCCGTTCTTCACTATCTTTTAATGGCTGTGAATAGTTCATGCTCCAACCGCCTAACGGATAGCTTAATATTTCCGACTTTAAGGCAATGTCGAGATACTTTTCAGCTACATCAATGGCATTGCTCTCAGTTCCGTATCTTTCTACAATTTCACTGTCTGTTGCTGTCAACGTAAACGAGAATATATCAAGTATATTTAATAAGGCTAATGCGTTTATCTCGTGGTTGACACTCATACGTTTCTTCTTACTCATTTCTATCTCCTTTCTCGTCATGCTCAACGTCCAGTATCAGAATGGATTCTGTACTTTCCTTTCCGTCAATGATGATGGTTATCCCATATCCAGTTTCGGTATCTGTTCTCCACATCGAAGTTAGCGTATAATCGTGCTTTTCTTCGCTAATGTCATCTTCGTACTTCTTGCCGTCAATCATATCAGTTAAGTACAGCACCGCATTTTTCACATTTCATCTTCTTCGTCACCCCATCTCTCGCAACTATCGTCACTGTTCCTAAAATCCGCACGGTATTCAGAATCGCCGTTGCAACAAACTCCCTCAAATTCTGCGTACCATTTGCAAGTTTTACATGTTCGGTTCACGTCTAAACATCTCCTCTATGTAAATGGTAGAGTATCTTCCAGATTATCTGGTATGTCCATCAGCGCATTAGTAGGGGCGTTCGGTCTGTCATCGTCCTGCTGTGGTAAATCATCTGTATTGGCCTTTGTTCCTTTGCTTTCGCAAAATTCAACGCTATCTGCAATAACATCTGTTGTATATACCTTATTGCCACTCTTATTAGTATAACTGCCTGTCTGAATACGTCCATTCAGCGCGATTCTCATTCCCTTACGGAAATATTTGTCTACAATCTCAGCACATTTGCCAAACGCTATACAACCAATAAAATCTGCTGTCTGTTCTCCATTTTTAGTTTTGTACTTCCTGTCGCAAGCAACTGTAAACCTTGCTACCGCCTTTGCGTTATCCTCCTGTGAATACCTCGTCTCAGGGTCTTTAACTAACCGCCCCATGAGTGATACTGCGTTCATTTGTTTACCTACCTTTCGCTAGTATTAGTCTTGCTATTGCTAACCCTATTGAAGCTATTATTGACAACCAAAACAATATCTCTTTTGGTTTCGTTTTCACTAGTTCGGGGTATTTCATCCCCAACGTCCAACACATACTACACATAAATAGCAGTTGGAATATCAATACAATATAGTTTGCCATCGTCAACCTCCTAAAATAAACTGTCGCTCAGATTCACTACAAGCCCACCTGTTGCAATTCCAACCTCACAACCGACTGTTTGCCTTGCCTTGCGTCTAAAAGCGTCTGAATCGCTTGCTGTGCTACTTAAATGGCATAATGTAACTGTCCGTAAACTATCACTCTTGTTAGCTTGTAGAAAGTCGCAACAGGTGTTTAGCGACATATGCCCTTGTATCTGATGTGAGAACTTCACGCTGTCTTTGTCAACCAAATCTTGACTATAGTTAGCTTCAATCAAAAAGTGATTTATATCTTTAAACCGTTGCACAATACATTCCGTATCACTGGCATACACAAACTTGCCCATCTCTTTGTGATATATCCAGAATCCGTAGCACGGACATTCTGAACCGTCTGAATTGTTGTGTAGCCACTTGCCATCAAGCGTTTTGTTTGGAAACGCCTTAACAATGAAGTTGCCATATCTCCTTGTGACTGCCACTCCCCCATCTCTGTATGGCGTGAACACTGGTACACCCATCATTTCAAAATCCTTGACATAGTTCGCATGGTCTGAGTGTTTATGAGTTGCTATTGCACCGACAATCTTTGAAACATTAAAGTCTAGTGCTTTTTTAACCTCTATCGGTTTGCACCCACACTCGACTATCAACGCTTCTTTGTCGTCCTGCAATATGTAGCAGTTCCCATCACTACCGCTACCAACTACACTCATAAACACCTCAATTCCCCCCGTTCACTTTTTTCATCTCCTCAATCTGCATAATCATCAGCGACACATCAGCTATCTCCTCTATTAGGTTCAAGCCATGCGCATATAATCTGTCATCATAGTAGTATTTGATAAACTTGCCAATCTCCTTTATCAGTTCAGCACACTCTTCTTGGCATGTTAGCAGTTGTGATGGCAGCCCGTAATATTTAGCGATATAGTCTATCTTTTTTTCCGTACTCACGTTAATCACCCCCTTAGAACAAAGTTGCCTGACCATCTTCATCAATCGTAGGCTCAACAAAATCTTCACTGTTCTGATTCTCGGCTACTTCTGCCTGTGCCGCCTGATATGTCTCGTCCATCTGCAAATATGCCGTCTTTGCCATAGCGTCATAATTCTTTTTGTATTTCTTGATTGCATTATTACGCATTTTGCGAATTATCATAGCTTCTGGCGTATCTAACCATGCAGCACTTATGTATGGTCTTGCAACCTCGCAAGAGAGCATATCCTCTAGTGTCTCACATTTTCTTAAAGATTCAAAAATACTTTCTTTTCTTTTCTTTATTTCCTCAAGTTGCTTGTCCGTTGCTTTGTATCTGTTCTCACAGATTCCAAAAGTTTCATTCATAAGATTGTTCCTTATGTGTGCAAACAGATTGACCTTTACACTTTCTCTATCCGCTGTTAAATACGTTACACTTCCGTCTTTCAGCTTTACTGGGTAGACAACTCTGACCGTTTTCTGTGACAGCCCATTTTCTTCCCATTCAGGTGGGACGATTTCAACACCTTTATGTTTTGGCGGTGTATAAGTATCGCCCTCTTTCACAATCCAAACAGGATATACCATATCTACGTTTTCACCAAAATTGCGCAAAATTGCATCGTTGCCGTCTCCCTCGATTCCCATTTCAACGATCTGCACCCAGTTGTTCCCGACTTTCTTTTTTCTTAACTGGAAATAGCATTCTCTCGGAACCGCATTTGCATTTAACTTGAGGCTTGCACACTGACCTACAATTTCGCGCAAATTCGATGTGTCCATAGTTTTAAGTTCTGTTCCAGCACCCTTAACAAGCTGATAAATACTTGTCATTGCTGCCATTGCACATTGTTTTGAATATTCGTCAAACGTCACTCCACACGCCGTATAATCTCGCTCTACAAGTTGTGTAATGCTGTTGCTCCACTCGCTTACTGCTGTCGTGAATTTGTTTTGTGTTGCTATTTCATTCGCCATTTCCTAGCCCTCCTTTAATTTTTCTCTCAGACGGTTCAATAAGTTTTCAACATCTTTTTTTGTTTCAACAATTCCGTGGTCACATCTAACCATCTAGTATGCCTCCAGATTTTTCACCGTGAGGTCACAATCTTTTCTTATCAGTGCAATTAACTGTGTTCCCTCTTGTGTTGGTATCAGCTTCTCATCAAGCGACTCCATGTTATCTGCTACAACCGGCAGATACATACCGAAAAACCTTTGCAAACTATAGCAAATGTCTATCTGTGAGATAATCTCGCGTCCATGGTTAGTTGATTCATCGTACACATATCCGTCAACTGTAGGCGTACAATCGTCAATAACTTTGCCGTCCTTTTGACGTTTGAACAACCGCCATTTCGTGTACTTAAAATGCTTGTTTACGCTCTCTTCAAGCCGTTCATTCTTGTATCTGTTAATGGTTTCTATCTGATACTTTATCTTTTCACAATTTGCTTTTTCCTGAGAGTATTCTTTAAGTTGCCGCCTCAACTCCTCAATTCTATCTTCGATTGTTGAATTGTTAGCAGCCATTGCTATCTTGTGTCTAACTTCTTCAAGTTCAGCCGTAACGCTTTGAAGTTCGTCCGTCTGTGAATCTCCGTTGTGATTGTTAGACTCATCAGCTTGGGCAATATTCTTTTGAACTTCTTCCAGTTGCGACACAAGCGTTACATATTCGCTGTCGGCAGAATAATCAGCCTCTCTCGGTATTTCCGCAAGCAATTTTTCAAGATGTTTTTTCTCTTTCGCCTCATCTTCTATCTGCTTCACGCAATCAGATATCCGCTTCTCATAATCGGTTTTCTGTTCGTTGAGTTCCGTTTCGCGCTTCTTAATTTTCTCTGCCTGTTCTGTTATCTTTTCTATATCTGTAGTCCTATCGGCATAAAACTTCTCCTCCGCTAGATTTCGTTTTTCAGTTAACTCGTTTTTAAGCTGCTGAATATGCTCATCATCAAGCAGTCTGCCGCAAGTCGGACATATCTTGTCATCATTTTTTAGCGCATATTGACTATCATCAAATTTGCGTGTAACTATCTCCTTGTAAGTCTCATTGATAGTTGGCTTCTTTGCGTTAAGTTCCGCAAGTTCCCTGTTGGCAATCTCTAACAGTTTCTCCGTTGTCGCCTTTGTACTCTCAGCGACTTGCATAGACTTCATACACTCATATATGCCCTTGTCTATGTCGTCACGCTTTTTACTCAATTCCTCGTTTAACTTCATCTTTACGCCCGATATCGCAAACTTAATCTCCATTTCACGTTGTAACATATCCGTGGTATCAATTTTGTTGCGCTCACAAGTTCTTAATTTGCGTTCAAGCTCATTCTTCGCAAGTTCCAGTTCCGCAACGTCATAGTCAACTATGCTGTTGTTCAATTCGTCAATCCTTGCGATTGTTTCTTTGCCGTCCGCTCCGTTAGCGTCCGTAAGTTTTCGCAACGTCTGTTTCATCATGGCTTCAACCTCATCAAGGCTATACGTTTCAAGCAACTTTGCCGTCTCATCAACGCCATCAATGCTCTTAGCAAGGTCTTTATCCGTAATGTTATCCACCATGCTAAATAGTATGGAGCGCATATCTTTCGCCTTTTCAGCGACAAATGCAAGCGGATTAACAAGATATGCAATCTTATCAAAGTCAAAGCCTAACTCCGTCAAGTATGCCTTAAAAGATGTGGCAGACTTCTCCAACCCATTTATTGTGTAATTGTTTACTGTAATAACCTTGTCTGCTGTGTCTTTCCTTGACTTCTGGCATTTACTGACAGATACGTCCTTGCCATCGACATTAAGCACAAGCGCGACCATTGATGTGAGTTCGTCACCACCGTTCGGCTGCACTTTCGGGCGGCTGTTATTGTTAATATCAGTGTCGTTGAACACCCACATAAACGCTGTGCCTATCGTTGACTTGCCTAAGCCGTTCTTGCCCTCGACAAGCACTACACCGTCTGAAAAATTGTATTCAGCGTGTTTAACGCCCTTAAAGTTATCAAGAATCATTTCTTTTAACACTGCTTTCATCGTTTTCCCCCTGCCATCGTTATTTTTTTAATATCTTTTCAAGGTCATGTCTGCTTGCCCCGTCGCACTCATTCATGCTATTTACAAGAATCTTGAGTTTGTCCTCCATGACTAACAGTTGCTCATATCGTCCTATCGGAACTGATACTACAAGTCTGTCTGTTGTATCTTCGGGAGTTGCTTCTATCATGTGATACTCACCTCCCAATGCTCCTTTATCGCTTCGGCAATCATTGTCCCGATTGCTTCACTTGTGAACTTCGCGCCTATCCGCTTGGCGTTGTAGTCAACTTTGTACGGACTACCAATCTCTACCGATATACCCCAGTTAGGGATTGCACAATACCAACCATTGACGTGTTCACCGTAGATAACAAGATAGCTCCACCCACCGTAAAATATCTTAAACTCCTGTGCCGTAGCTTCGTATACACCCTTTATTTCTGTCATATTTCTCCACCCCCATATGATGAATAGATACCTCCCTAATCGTTCTATTAGGTTTGCTATCATTTATAAACGTCCTACTCTGCAATCTGCCCTCAAGCCATATGTTAGTGCCGATACCCGACTTGCTGACTATCTCTGCTATATCGTTCCATGCTATACAGCGACAGTTTTCGTACATCTTTATGTTCCTGTCCACTTTCAACTTTACAATTGCAAACTTCTTACCTGTGTAACTAACAGTCACTCTCGGGCGATTGATTATCGTACCTTTAAGATATATGCTATTGACATCTGCTCCAAACGATAACAAGTCGTCCTCATCAACTATCAGTGCAAGCACATAACTGTCATGCTTATTAGTCCTGTACTGACCGATAATCTTAATGTCCTGACCGTTGCTGAGCCTGTTATGATTCCACAACCGTTCAGGTATGACCACGGGTACAATGTCCTGTCTGCCGCTGTACCGTGTTGTTATGATGTTTATGCGATACAAATCCTCACCATACGTTGAAAACATATTCATGTCACGCATATCCACTCGGCCAACAAGTTCAACCTCATTATTCGTATTCATCAATGTTGTAGTCCCTCCCATGTGTTCCGATTAGCACCATCACGCCACCAACGATTGTTAGCGTGATTGCTATTGCTATGTTGCTGTCGAATCCTGCCACGCCGATTATCGCAAGCGCGAATCCGATAAATGCTATGGCATCTCTAATCCTATCCGTTATTGTCGTTCTCTTCGTATTCCTCATCGTCATTGTTCCCCCTATACCTTATCGTCAGCCATACCAACATGAATATGACCGCTATTATTTCTGCTAACACTGTGGCAATCACGCCACACCAAAATGGATTTATGTACATTTATCCTTGCTCCTTTTCAGTGTTCAAAAATTTGTTTACAAAATATACCTGTCCTTTGCCTGTAACCTTTGGCGTTCGTGTAACTCTTACACTCCCATCGGGGTTTTGTACACTTGATTCTCTTATCTCAAATAATCCCTGTTCCAGATATCTTTGTTTAGGCATATTTTTTGATGTCCCGAATCTCATCAGGTAACCATTATTTCGCAACCACTCAAACAAACGCTTCTGTCCTATCTGAACGCCATTCTGACATATCAACTTTGCAAGGTCACCAACAAGTATTGACGTGCGACTTGTTGATACTGCGTCAGCAAAAATCGTCTTAGGCTTGTCCTGTTCAATCTTCGCTTGCTGTTCGGCGATAATCTTGTCACGCTCTGCAATCTTACGTTGCGCGACTAAAACCGCCTTTTCTAGTAATTCATCATCAGATAGTGTTTCCTGTCCTGCTATGTAACCGCCGTTCTTTCGGATTGACGGAATAACTTCATGCGTAATCCACCGCTTGAACTGTCTTGCGCTCGGTTTACGACTTGACAATATAAGGCTGTATAATCCGCACTCATTTATAAACGACATAGAAGATTTCCCACTTGCCGCACCCTCATTTAAAATGATAGTGGTGCATTTCTCGTCATCTTCAAGCCTTGTGAGTGCTTGACTTGTATTCCCAATCTCAAGTGCCTTACAAATATCGCTTGCAACAAACCATGGTTCATTATTGATTATTGTTGTTCGGATTTCCCCGAACTCTTGATTTTTAAAAATCTGTAATTCGTTCATATGGTCACTCCCTTTATATACTACACAACGCCCGCCTCGCCGTTATTCCTTAACCAATTCCGAGATCGGGATTTTGGTAAAATCTGAAACCTTTTGTAAATTGTCCAGTCTGGGAGAAGATTTCTCCCAACCACGGATTGTTGCATTTCCGAGTTTACATTTCTTTTCCAACGCTGAAATTGACATATTGTTTTCTTTGCACCATCTCTCTATGACAGAAACATTCAACTAATCACTTCCTTTCTGTTTGTGATATAATCTCCTTATCAATTTATAAGGAGGTGACAATAATATGGATAACAGGCAAATCGCTCACGATTTAGCCGTTGCTAAACTATGCGGTTCAAACCTGCCGACAGATGAACTCGTTGAACAGTATCGCCAATACTATAAAGAAATCAACGAATATCTAAAGTCGCAAGCCGAACCGAACACCGCAAAAGCCGTCAAGATAATGCATTCTCGGATTTAAGATAAAACCTTAACGGCTTCGGAAAGGGCTGTCACCGCATTTGTTTCAATAGCAATTTGTTGTGACAGTTCCTTTTTACCCTTTCGGAACTCTGAAATATCTTGTCCGAGATTTACTGCCATTAGATTTAATAGCTCTGTAACCGTGATTGCTTCGTTGTCATCTGTAACCATTCTGTACTCGCTTCCGATTTTTAATACGTTTCCCATTTGCGCCTCCAATCTCCAAAAAATTTAGACTTCTGTATTGACAAAGATTAGAGAATACTCTAAAATAGAACCTACCACAGTTAAATATCTTAGAGGTACTCTCCTTTCTTTGTTTTAGAATTAAGTCTAAATACAGTATATAGAGTTACCTCTAATTTGTCAAGCACTTTTTTAGAAAAAAGTCTAAAATATATAGGAGGTAGCTTTTGGACAGTGTAGAGTTGGTAAAGAAAATATGCAAAGAACGCAAGATACCTATATCTGCGCTCGAAAAAGGGTGCGGTTTCAGCAATGGATATATACGCAAACTAAAAGAGGGGAAGTTCCCAACAAACAGGATTCAAAAAATCGCGGATTTCTTAGATGTGTCGGTTGACTATCTTATGACTGGTAAAGAAGATAACGAGTTTTCACCTGCCAACGCTGAGATAGACAGACTTGTGCGCTCTAATCCAGAATTAAAGAACCTTGTGAACGATTATTTGAAATTAAGTGATGATAATAAAAAAATGATAATAAACCTTATTAACGCTTTAAATGAAGCAAACAAATGATAACTGTGTTTGCTCTGTGGAAGAATGAGAAGCCCGATAACTCCTGCGATTATCGTTTAGTATCGCAGGAGCTATAGGCTGTTTGAGATAAACTTCTGTTCAAAAATAAATTAAATTTCAAAAATTACTTAAATTCGTTTTCTAAATCTTCGCGTATATTCCTCACTATAATGTAGATATACTCTAACACATCTGCTCGGTCAATACCCTTAACCACCTTGATAATCTCTTCCTGCAAATCCATGTCCCAATCCTCCCTTGATGTACTTTGTCGATATTATTATAAGCTCCATCGACAATAAATACGAGACTTGTAATGCTCAAACAGTTAGCCTATTGTGGGCGATTATCGTCTGCAACTTCCCTATTCGTGACGGCAAATCCCGTGTTGACGAATCCGAATGTGATGAGGTGGTCGGATATATCCCTTATGTCATTCACACAACAGTATATATCGATGAGATGATTGTAAGCCATAGTTTGTGTACAGCACTCCTAAAACTTATGTTTCCAAAGAGAATATAATACAGTGGTGCTACTTTAATCAGTGTACAATACAAATGCCTTTGTATAGATTGCAGGCGGCAACTCAAAAGTTTCTGCCCACAATATTATGTCATATTTTCCTGAACCCATACAATAAAATTCTTTACACCAGAATACACCGTGATAATGTATTCTGTTTAATTCGGTGTCCGTTACGCTTTCCGCGAACCCAAGAGGAATTACTGCCGATATTTTTTCTGCTGATATTCCTGATATACTAGCAAAATCAAGAGAATATCTATATGAACTATAAGTATCTGTCTCTTTTACTACTTCTGACAGACCGGCGTTAAGTTCATAGTCTACAAATTTAGCTTTCAATGCACCTTTTAGTGTTGCTATGTTTCCCGTGTTTGTTGCTATGTTAGCAGTGTTTGTTGCTATGTTAGCAGTGTTAGTGTTTACCGCTTCACATATTGCGTTCACCTCTTTAGCTCCGAACTCATCTCCTTTCTGACTATATGTTGTACTATCTGTAAAGCTCACCGTCCCGTCACTGTTCTCTACACTTGTATATCTGTACTTTCCACTCATGCTAGAATCGAGTACATCGTCTACATAGTTTGTTTTTAATGCCATTGTTTATACCTCCTACACCTTAATTGACTTGTTCGTATTTCCTAGCCTAATACTGAGCTTTTGTTTCTTATCGCTATCATCTACCGACATCTTAACTGTGAGTATGGCAGATTCCAGTTCATTTAATTCTTCGTAATTTATAAATTTCGCATTGGGATAAAATGTGTGTGTCTTAATACTAGTTTTATATATGCCACTTTCATTTATCTTTTTCACATTGTCCTCAAACGCGTTAAACTCATCTGCATAAAAAAATGCACTATATGACGTTATATCATCACCCATATCTGTAATTGATACTGAGTGAATCAATATTCTCTCGTTAGCTTTACTTTGTATATAGCTTATGTTGTTTTTTATTCGGTTATAATCTGAATAATTAAATCTGTCTGTAGATTTCCAATCTGTTTTAGGAGTTGTCCAACCCATATTTAACCCTCCATCTTCCAACCCGTTATCTTGCCACTCCATGCGCCATCAAATCCTAGTTCAATGGTTTCAGACTTAATGTATGTATTTGTTCCGTTATTATCAAATATAAAAATATCGCCTGCCTCAGCAACAGGATCACCTCTCCATGATATATCGTACGACACATTGTTTTTATAGTGCTTCATCAGCCATTCTGCAACATCGTTGATGGAACTATCATCAAGAATCGGGTTCGTCCATTCAACTGTTTCACTACCATCATTGTCAACAGTATATTTATATTGCTTTTTTTCACTGTCAGCCTCATATTTTTCGTCTTTATATGAGTACGTTGTTTCATATAAATATAATTTCTTAATCCTAGAATCTTTCTTTACAGCAATAGGCGAATAGACATCATCTTTAGCTAATTGGTAATATAACGCTTCTTTAAGAGATATGCTCGCAATCGCAAGCAATGAGCCTGGCGTGCCCTTAGTAAACTTAATTATCAGCTGACTAACCTCGGAAAACTCCTGCGCAGTCAACCACTCTAAATCATCATTGTTTGTAACCGTTATTGTTTTGGTATATTCATGTCGTTTTTCATCTCGAGTATTCCACGTAATTTCAAAATCTGTAGCCGGAAGTCCAATAAATGTAATCTTTAAACCATTCCAATTAGCTTTTCGGCTGAAATTCATTTTAATACACAGTGCCTTAACAGATGTTCCGTCTGTATAAAATCCATCTTCTCCGGCTTCGTAGCCATCGAACGTAAAACCGCCAAGATACACTTTACCTTGATTGTCGTACTGGTAAGCAGTTAAAGAATAATCTGTTGAAAAATTACCTGCATTAGTACTGCCAAAATTGTCATACTCTTCCGCCGTTAATTCTCCGTCACTTGAATCAAGAGAGTTAATTACTGCAACTATCGAGACGCTATAGATTTTCCCACTAACAGTATTTGATATCTCATCAGCATATGTAATTATAGATGATACATCATCTATGTTGTTGGCAGTACGTATGTCTATGCCCCCACCATTATTGATAGTAATTCTACATCTACCTGCATTAGCTATCAACTGCAAAGCTGCTCCATACGTTGTAGACTCAATCGGTAATCTTGTCTTGTAGTTTTCTAGGGTTAAATCCACATAGTAATCCTTGATATTTAAAGCGTTAAGTACATCTGTAGCCAACGAGTATAATGTCACGCCCGACTTTGAATATTCTGTTGCATAATTCTCAGTACTGAACGCCTACATATCTTTAGTATTAAATGTCATTGATGTTTCATCAGCCGCCCATGATGAAAGATAGTTAGTCCTCCAGTCAAGCCACTCTATGTTATCATCTCCGGCTACATCATAGCCAAATCTCGTTTTAACTTCTTGTTTAGGTTGCAAAAAGTTAATAAGAGATTTTTCATTATCAAGATTATATTCACTATCACTATTATCTATAGTAATCGTTTCATCAATACTCGGTATTGATTCCGATATTTGGGACATATAGCTTTTCCATGTATAATCTTGTACATCAGTATTGTCTAGCGATATCTCGACACCACAAAGTAGCGCATATATTCTAAATCTGACATTATCAGCGGACATTTTTGTCGGAACTATCTTAATATAAGTAACATCTATGAGTCTTTTATTTAATACCCAAATTGCATCATCATTAGTATATGTAGTGCTTCCGAGGTTTGTCACAAGATTAAATTCAGTTGGATAAAACTCGCCAAAATCAATTGTCAATCCATACAACGAATGTTGCCCGTCACTAAACTTAATCTGTATAGGTTTGTTCCCTAAATCTTCAGGTATTAGTCCACAATCAATATATGATTCCGTATTCTCTCGTGGCAAAAAATACATAGAATCGTCAACTTTTGAAAAATCTTTCTCGGCAGTTGCATATATCTTGTATTCGCCTGTTCTCGAATCCGCAACACTGCTTTGCGAAAAATATACAGTATCTGTATTTGTTACAACCTGGCTTTCTTGCGCATTAAGATTGACCGCGTTAATTACTACTTCTATATATCCACGATTTCTGACAACTTGACGCATACTCGTCTTGTACTCGCTACTTGACTCTAACATAAATTACCACCCACAATCTATGAGATTAAACGAACAGTTGCGATATAGTGTTACTATGTGCGTTTTTGGGTTCACAAATAGCGGTTCAGCTGACCTATCGCCCGGGTACATTGTTATCGTAGTCGGTTTCCCTGTTCTGTAATCCTCAAATGTAACAGGCACATAGAACGGTTCAACCGCTTTCAACATATTCTGCCATGTTGTAGGGTCAAGCCCTGCCCACTGCATGTTGTCAAGTTTAATAACGTCTCGCCCGACTTTCTGACCGACAACTGCGTTATTAGCATTACGTCCTGCATTAACCGCTGTTGATATTGTGTAAGTAAATCCCACTCTAGGGCATGGGAATTTTACACCGTTTACTACAAGAAAAGAAGATAATGCCATAGTGTAATCTCCTATCTGGCAGTCATATTTGTTTTACCAATCTTTATTTGCGTATAAAATAAAAGCACCTACTTACGATTCCGTAAGTAAGTGCTCCTAATCTGATTTATATATGTCTTATACTTTTCCTGTCCATGTACGCCCACATACCGAACATACGAATGTTGTCTTGCCACTCTTGCCGTTTATTCCAGTTGCGCCACCTACAACCATGCCAACGGGATTAAACATAGCACCAACTGCACCATTGACAAGAGATTTGCTAACCGAAAATTTTTTCTTGATATCAATAGGAATACCGATACCGTTACAACCCCATTTAGGGCATTTAATTCTTTTGCTCATAATAATCACCCTCCTTGTGTTCATATCTTACCACACAAGGAGAGCGTTATCAATTATTATGATGTGAAATTATATCCCATTCTTGCGCTGCCACGCCTGTATGACTGAACTATATCCCTGTCGCCTATCTTGACTGAATAATCCTTATTTGCCGTTTCAAGCGTATTGTTCGCTATCTGCGCAAGATACGGTATCAATGCTTCACTTACAGCTGATTGAACACCTGATTGAATACCTGCTATAATCTGCTCGTTATTTGCTACCGCCGTCTTGCCATTGCTAAACTTACCTACCAACTCACTGTGATTTGCAAAAAACAAACCATCCTCTGGAAAACCGCCTGTTGCATATGTAAAATTGACCGAATATCCAATTTTCTTCCCACTATTTTCAACCTTGTCTTGTATTAACTGCATTTTGACATTTTTAGTTAATACGTTCAACACAGGCTTGTTCTTATCCCATTCTGCTTGAACATCTTTCGCCCACTGTGCAGCGTTATTAGTAAAAGACGCACTTACAGATATGCCGTTTTTTACAGCCGCTTTCGCTTCTTTAAATGCCGTTGAAACTTTGTCTTTAATGTTTCCTACAGTCGTTTTGATTGAAATTCCGTTTTTTACAACCTTTTTGGCATTGTTAAACGCCGTTGAAACCTTGTTTTTAATATTTTCAATTTTAGATGATATAAATACTCCATCTTTTATCTGCTCTTGTGCTTCTTTCAGTGCTGTTTTCGCTTTGTCTTTCATCTCTTCTACTTTTGTTTTAGCTTCAAGCACTTTATCTTTGATTGCGTCTTTTGCATTGCTGAGTGCTGTTTTCGCCTTGTCTTTCATCTCCTCTACTTTCGTTTTAGCACTGAGTGCTTTTTTACCCAACCAATTTTTAGCTGTATTCCACTTATCTTGTACGCCAGTTTTTATTTTTTCTCCAATGTTCTTGCCCCACTCTTTAGCGTCATTCCACTTATCTTTGATTTTACTACCTAAATTGGTGAAAAACTTTTTAACTGTCTTGCCGATGTTCTTTATCTTATTTATACCTTCGATAAGTCCCTCACCGATATATTTGCCATAAGGTTCCATCTCCTTGGATGGGCTGTGAATACCGAAAATTTCGCATATAGTATCAACGATAGCCGTTAAAATATCGTTTATCGGTTCAACAAAAAAGTCAACAATTGCAACTAATCCTGTAGCGATTCCCTCAAGGATATTCTTTCCAAGTGAAGCCCAGTCGCCCTCTTCAAACGCTTCTTTCGCATTTTCAAACATTTCTCCTGCACCATCGAATAATTCTTGCGTCTGATCCCAGTTAAATATTCCGTCAATTACATCTTTACCGACTTGTTTTGCCGCATCTAGCAACTCATCAGTATCTGCGTCTGCAAGAAAGTTCCACTGTTCAGTAAACGACATATCGAATCCTTCATCATCGTATATCGCCTTATATATCTCTTGACCGATATTCCAACCAGCTATCGCCGCCGCAACACCGGCAAATAGATATCCTGCAATCTTACCGCCTGCCGAAGATAAGCTTGACGTGCCCGTTCCTGCCTGCAATGCCGCAGATATTTTAGGTCCGACTTTCGCCGCAACTTTTGTACCTATTTTAGAAGCTATTGTGCCACCCACCGTAGACAACAAACCCGATTTCCACGCTAAAGCCAATCCAATTATTGTTATCGTTCCAAGGTCGAGGTTCGACACAAAATCCCACAATCCCTGAAACACATCACGCCAGTTAATTTTATCAATTGCTTCTGTTAGTGCTGTAACAAGATTGTCTTTCCATGTATTAAGAGTTTCGGCAAGCCCTTCAAAATCAAAAGTGCTAAAAAAGCCATTGACTGTATTTGAAATTGCATTACCCATCTCAATTGCGTCAAATGTTTTGCCCGCTGAAAACGCAAAATTAACGCCTGTGTTAAGTAGGTTTGCGATAGTGCTTCCAACATTATTAAAGTTAGTAGTTTGTAAAAATCCGTTAATTGCTTCGGAAATTCCGTTACCCCAACTTGTAGCGGTTGTGAGTGCCGTTGTCCAATCAATATTGAGAGCATTGTTAATAAGCGTTCCAAGCGATGTACCAAAATTTGTAAAATCAAATCCTGTTCCCGGAGCTGTAAAAACTTGTGCGGATTTTATAACTGTATTGATTGTGTTTGAAATTGTTGTCCCAATCAAACCAAAAGTTTCTGGCGTTATAAACCCGTTGAGAAAGTTCGCAATTCCCTGTGCCCAACCTGTAGCCGCTGATGTAGCAGTACTCCAATTAACACTTGTCAGAAAACTTATTAACCCGTTCTTCATTTGGGTTCCAAGCTGATAGAACTTAAATTTGTTTGCAAATGCGTCAGCCGCATTTAAAGCAGTATTAATTCCCCCAGCTATCGTACTACCAAGTGAACTAAACAAATTCGAGTCTACAAAAAGTCCATTCAAAAAACTTGCAAGTCCTGTTCCAAATCCTCTGGCTTTCTCGTATATACTATCCCAGTCTATGTCGTCCATAGCCTTAGAGAGCTTATCGCCTATTGCTTTTCCGAGTTTCTCCAGAGAATCTAAATCGGACTCAAATAGTTTGTCCGTTTCAGTCCACTGTCCGCTTGAGCTGTCAGCACTTCCCGAACCGCCACTCGAACCACTACCACTACCCGAGCCACTACCCGAGCTACTATCACTGTCGGGCTGTATGATATTCAATTCATCAATGCCGAGAGTAGCATTAGCCAAATCCTCAGCTGCGTCTTTAGCCTTGCCTGTGCTGTCTGCTAAATCATCAGCCGCGTCAGCCGCCGCACTGTAATCAGTAGACATACCCTTTGCATTATCTTCATACTTCCAACCGAATATTTTACCAAGTGAATTTGATATCACTTTGGCAAACTCTATAATCTTTGCGATTACCGAATTAAGCCATGTTACCATAGGTTTTAATGCGTATATAAAGTTTTGCCCGATAATCGCGCCTAACTGTTGGAATTGCTGTGATAAGATACGCGTCTGGTTAGCCCATGTACCGCTTGTACGACTAAAGTCATTCTGTGCGTCTTTAGTATTCGCTAACACGTATTGATATCTAAGCATTGTCTTTTCAGCTTGCGACATAGACTGTACATCTGCGTCTAGTCCGTTCTTTAAAGCCCACTCACTCAATGTTGCCTGCGTTAAATCTAGACCGTAACTTCTCAATGGAACAGTTTGTCCTGTGAAAATCGCCGATAAGTCCTCAGCGACATCTGACTGCTCAACATTGTAGAATGAAGCCATATCGGCTGTTAGTTTTGTCAAGTTCAATGAAACATCTGCCATTGAATCAGCCAAGCCCACATAGCCATCAGTTGCACCCGATAAGAACGAGTTAGCTGACGCAATAGAACTTGTGTCAATGTTCATTGCCTTGCCCATAGCTTGAAATGTACTTGCTGTCTGTTTAGCCATCAACTCAGACATGCCGAAGTCTTGAATTGAGGTCTTTGTAAAGTCGTCAACCTTACTTGCCATGTTTTCAAAACTCGCATTGACCACGTTCTCAACCTCGGTGAGTGATGAAGCCAACTCGATAGAATCCCCAATCTTGCTGAACGCCCGGATAAGAATCCAGTATGTGGCGTATAGCTTACCGATTGCACTTGCAAGGCTGAATGAACTCTTTTGCGCACTCTTAGCCGACTTGCTGAACAGACTTAATCCGCTTGACGCTTTCTTGCCCGATGAACCTAATCCACTGAATAAGCTTGAGGTCTTTGTTGACGTTGCACATGTGCCTTTCAGTGAAGCCGCGAGATTAGCAATAGCGTTAGCCATTTGTACTGTACTGCTTGCTATCGCAGGTGCTCTTGCAAGCGTATTCATCATATTAGCAAGCTCTGTTGTAAGCTGTGGCAAATTCGCTATTGCGGTCTGTACGCCCTTATGACCTAACTGCGATATTGCAGTTGTCATAGCATTTAAGCCTGTCATATCGAACTGTAACGAGCCTATCTGGTTCATCTGTCGCACAAAGTTCTGTAACTGTGCTGACAATGTTGGCAAGTTTGATGTAGCTTGTGTCGCTCCCTTACCGCCTAGCTTAGATATGCTTGACACCATGTTAGATATGCTAGTCACATCAAATGTAAGCGAACCCACACTGTTCATTGAACGTACAAACTGTGCAAGGTTGTCTTTAAGCGTCATAAGGTTTTGTGTCGCCGCCGAAGCCTTGACCCCGCCTAGTTTGTTAACTGCCGTAGCAATATTAACTATGCCATCTGTATTGATGGTCATAGTGCCTACTCTTGACATACTCGTTGCAAGCTGACCTATATCTGACGATATGCCTGCAAACTTAGATGTGTCTACGCTATTGAGCGTTGTAATCGCGTTTGCAAGGTTGCTGAAATTGCTAGAGCGCATACCTTTCATGCCTTGCGCCGCGTTGCTTAGAGCCGTAATGCTACTTGCTAAACTGCTAATCTTGCTACCGTCAGCCTTTGCCAAACTATTGACGGCAGTAGAAAAATCTTTCATACTGTCGCCGTTCAGCTTGCTCATACTACCTTTGAGATTATTCAGTTGTGATTGCAGACTCTTTATAGCCTTAGTTGCAGATGCGGCATTAGCGGATATCTGAATTGACAGATTATCTATGTCTGCCATAGATTAATCACCCCCACTCTCAATATTAGAGAAGCTTGTTCACCGCTTTCTGTACTTCGTTATAGTTGTACCCTGCCGCTTCAAGCTTCTGTTTACGGGTGCTACCGTTACCCCACTTACCTACTATAACTTCCTTGGCTATTTCTGTCACAGATTTCTTGCTTGATGTAGAACTCTTGCTCAGTCTGTTTACTTCTGCTTGTACTTCATTGTAATCATATCCTGCCGCTTCAAGCTTGCTTTTGCGTGCAGAACCGTTGCCCCACTTGCCTGCAATCACCTCTTTAGCAACGACAGTTACTGACTTCTTATTCGCGTTATTATTCGCTGTGCTATATTTAGGCGTGATATATCCACGGATATATCTGCCATTGACGTTAATCATGCGATATCCGACTGTGTGGCTCTTATTACCCTCAATAACCTTTATAGTCTTGCCTGATACTGACACAACTATGCCTACATGGTCGGGGCTGTTGGTATCATCACCGTAGCCCGAATCGTTCCAGTCGTACATAATCACGTCACCAACGTTAGGTACATATGCGTCATTCTCAACCCATATATTAGCGTTCTTAGCTTTAGTAATCATAGCTCCGCATGAGCACTCTACGCATGGGAATATCTTTGTTAATCCTGACGCTATGAAAGCCGCAGATACCGCCGTAGCACACCATGGGTCGCTAGTAGTCATTTTGTATCTACTGCAAAGCCCAGAATCATTAAACACCTTGAGTATAGCCTTGTGTCCGTCTGATCCCTCTTTAATGCCGAGATACTGCTTGAGATAATCAACTGGTTTATTCCTATCACTCATTCTCTGCAATCACCTTTCTTTTTAGTTTTTCCTCCTCGCGTCTTTCCTTGGCTTTCATGCGGTCAAAGTTCGCTTTCGCTATATCAAGTGACTTCACGAGTGCGTCTAACTGCCTTTGTCGTTCGCTCTCTGACATCTGACCGTTTTTCTTTTCTATGGTTTCACTGATAGGCTCTTCAATGTACTTAGACGTTGCTTTGTGACCTGCTAAACAATGCTCAACTGCTGTGCCTACGGCAGACTGTACATATATACCCATCTGCCACATATGCTCATCTATGGTCTTTTGCTCAAGTTTGTACGCGGCGATATATGGCTTTAGGTCATTTGGGCACCATAAATTGATGTCTTGCACGTTTACGCCATAGCCCTTAGTCACAACCATAGCTTGTGGCTGTATCTCGTCTAAAAACACCTGCCATGTCAGTTCTTTATGTTCACGTTCAACTGTTACTTCTTGTTCTTCGCCGCTTCCCTCAGAAGCGTGGACTTCAAAAAACCGTTACTTATCATCTCCTCAACTAATTTATTGAAAAGCTCAGCAACGTCCGAGTTGTCCTGATTGCAATACTCATCTATGAGTGCATACATCTTAGATATCTGCTCTTCCTTGCCCTCGCCTGTGTGCCAATCGAATCCATACTCATCTTTATAGTTGACCTGTAAGCCCATAAGCAGTAGTTCCGGCAGATACATGAGAATGTTTTCCACGCTTTCAAGGCTTCCATCACTTGCACTATCCTGTACCTTTGCAAGCTTGCTGAGTGTCCTTGTCGCAAGCGTCGGCTCATATCCGTACTTGATATTTAGTTCCCTACCGTTAATAGTTAATGTCATAATTAATCCTCCTATATGGATATACAAAAATTAGGGCGACTTGTTATAAGTCGCCCATCAGATCTAATAAGTGTATGATTCGTCGGCAGAATATGTGTTGCTTTCACCTTGCACCTCTGCCGACGAATCATCATCATCTAGTGCAAGGCTATTTAATTTCCCGATAAATCCGCGGTTGGTGCTACCTTAGTGTCCCAACCCGGGAACTCTTCAATAGTGAGGTTCATCTCAATAGTGAGAAGTTCATTCTGGTTGATCTCAGGTTGTGGAATGTTCTCAGGTGGCTGTGCCACGACGAACGAAGACTTTGTAAGACCTGGAATAATGGTTTGAAACCACATTCTCTTACCATCGCTGAGTGCCTGATATGCGTCGATAAGTGCGTCCCACTCTGCCTGTGTCTCATCAGTATAATTAACCGTGACGGGCATTGAACCGCCTGTGTCCGCTCTACCCTTGATGTACCTTGTAAGAGCGTCCTCAAGAGCTGAAGCGTCAATCTGCTCAGGTTCAACCGACACACCGCCTATGGCGTTAATTCTGGTCAATAACTTAAAGGACGTAGGCTTAGTCCCAGCCGTTGTCTCAACACCATACGAAAAAGTCACGCCCAGTGTACTCACACCTGCTACTGCCATATGTTGTACCTACCTTTCTTGCCTTTTTAAGGCATAAAAAATAGAGGGCATAACCCTCTTTGTTTACTTGTTATCTATGTGAAAGCCTTACGACTTAGCACTCGTTATTTTTACAAGCCTGTCACTTGCTCCTATCAGTCGTCTAAACCTTGCAACTGCCTTGTATGTATCTGTCGTACTTGTTATCTCGGGCAGTGCTATAACCTCGAATAGCATTGTTTTCATTGCGTTTATAACTTCTGCCATTATCTCTTTTGCTTGTGACTGGTCTTTAATAACTGTCACCTCTATTTGTACCGAATATAATACAGCGTTTATGTCTGTTCCCTCTAACGTGTTTCCCTCTTCAAGATTCTGCATAGTATAAAAGTATACAGTTGGGAATTGTGCCCTTGACGGCGTTCTGTCAGATATAGTGAAATATAGCGTATCTTTCGTATATCGTTTATTCAGCTCATTCTTGAACCTGTTATAAACGTTAGTATCAAGGTCTATAACCCAATTAGCCAACTGCGAACACCTCCATAGCTTTTTCTTTATATTTTTGTATTAACTCAAGTGACGTATTATATATAGGCATAGTAGCCTTAATACCGTATGAGTGCTTCCATGAATTAGAACTATCGTCCCAGTAGTACCAGCCATCGGGGTCGAAAGCATGTACCTGTCCGGGGAATGTTCCAACACCCATGCCAAACTCATCAGCTTTCGGGTTTGCCGTGCCATTGTATTTGATACCTGCACCAAATTCAACCGCAAGCAATGTGTTGAACGGTTCGTACCCCTCATGCGTGTACGTTGTACCAACCGCCATTATTACAGCTTTACAACCTGTTCTGGTTGGTGATGTTGTACTGCTCACAGTGATTGTGTTTCCCACTTGCGATTGATGTATATGTCTCAATGCCACATCTTCGCCTAGCCGTGCCATCTCTGATATATACGTCTCAATCTTCCGTTGTAAAGAGTTTTGGTATTCATCTAACTGCTTTATCGCGTCGTCTATACTCGACAAATCAAATAGATTGACTTTAATCTTCTTAGCTTTCATCACTTAACTCTTTTCTTTAGCACAACCGTTGTGAAGTTCAGACTGTCCACAATCTTAACAACCGTATAGTCAGCCGTCTGTTCGTCTAGTATAGTCTTGCCATCGTCCTTATATGTCGGTTCAGTCTCGAACCATATAAGGCTTGTTTCATCTATCGGGAGCGAATCTCTCTCAACTAACAGTGTTGCGTCATAGCTTGACATGTCCACGCCGTATACTTCCTGTTGCGTGTCTGAGCCACCCATACTTATGTTGGTTAAAAAAGAAACAGGCGTTGAATATGTATACTCATACTCGCCTGTCTCAATCGGTATCTGATTTCCCTCATCATCTTCGTAATAAACGATATTGCCATCATCGTCAGTCTCGTAAATTGGTTGCTTCTCGCTTGATTGCAAGGAATAATACAACATTTGCTTATTTCGCCTTAACGTTCGCATTTGCTACCTCGCTTTCGGCAATCTTCATTTCCTTAACCGCCGCTTCTATCAGTGTGTCAAGCTGTTCATCTGTAATTGATATGTTCTTAGTATTCAAAAGATTCTTGATGAATTTCGTAACCGTCTGCTTCTTCTCTTCGCCGCTTGACGATGTAAGTACCTGTTGTGCCATAAGCACCGCATTAGTCACCCACGTTGTAACAACGCCCAGATTGTTAGTCTCTATAACACCCTTTAGCCACGGTATAACGTATCTACATACTATAAGTGTGGCAATCATAACCACAATCTGCACTATTTCCACAATAATATCGTTCATTATAATCACCGCCTTAATATGTCTGTATTTCGGGGTCAGAAGTCGCGTCATTCATCTTCTCGGATAAATATTCGCTATCCCTGTCAACCGCTCCGTCTACTTGTTCGTCTATATGAAAGTCGCCGTTATCGTCCATGCCGATATCGGATTGACATAATATTCCCAGTTCTTTCTTCAATCGTAATTTCTTCTCGTAAATTGCATATTCTAACTTTGCCGTGTCCTTGATATGTTGCAGCTGAATCTTAGACACATTCTCTGCTTGTGACTTCTTTTCGTACCACACGAGAGCCGAGCCAAACACACCGCCTGTCACCGTTACGGTCGCTGTATATAGCGATAAGTCATACACACTATCAATGTTTCGCGTAAAACAAAAAATTAGCACACACACGAACACAACGCCTGTTATCGCCACAATAGCTTTAGAATACTGCCATTCTCGCTTAGTCTTGCTCATACTTCTTGTTCTCCTCTATGTGCTGTTCAATCGCATCAAGCCTATGGTGTGCTGACTTGACGGACTGCTCCACCGTAATCAACCTATCGTTATGATCCTTTATATCGTTTCGCATAGATGATATTTCTGTCCTAATTTCTTGGGTTGTACTCGCTATATTATCTAATTTAAAGTTGATTCTCGTATTTTCCTTAACGCGCTCCTCTATGTCTTTTATGTCTGACCTTTTATTGTTTTTAAGTCCAAAGTACGCTGACAATGTAACCGTTATTATGCTTATAAGTATTGTGATTTCGATTTCCAATTTTGCACCGTCACCTTTATTTTTTCTCACAACCCTATGGTCATTGTAAATGAATATGACTCTCCCGAAGCTATTGTGATCGGCGTGTCCAATACTTCTCGGGCAATTAATATAGAATTTGTTAATTGAGTTATGCATACGAAACAGCCTAATTCTGAGACAGTAAAATCCTTTGGCGTTTCGTTTTTTGCAACTCTTGTGACAGATACAAGTACATCGTCATATGTTTTATTCCTGGCTGGAGCATATGCCGACTGACTTGACACAGTATAGTCTGTTATTATCTCTTCCATGTTATAATCAGCTGAACTCGGTGCTGTTGCGCCACTTCCTAACAATAAAGCGATACCACTGTCACTCCCGTCATATGTCGGTATACCAGTAGTTGTATAGTTATATACGTTGCATTCTTCATTTGTTAAAGAAGCAAATATCTTCAGCAGCCATTTTGAAGAAACATCTGATATTACTGTTCCCGTAGTATCAATGAAATTTGATTTACATGACGCGCTTGTTAATGTCTGGCTTATAGCTGATATGAAATTTTTCGTTACCATATATAGCCTCCTTATAATTCGTAATACATCTCATATGTTACCGTGCTATGTATTCCTAATATGCTCTTGGCAGATGTACTTATCACACTTGATTTTATACCCTCTCCTCCTGTCGGGATTTTCTCAATGTTCTCTGCCATAACCTCAAATGCCGCGCCACTCTCCGTCTCCACGCCCTTATCAGTGATAGCCGACGCGACCAAAGTTTTACCATCACTGACAGATTTTTTTAACGTTGTCATTTCCGTGTCAATGTCTCCGAGTGCTGTATCTATCTTAGACATATCACCGTTGTAGTCCGATAGCCATGTAGGCTTGTCAGAACTTACGAACTGCGATAAGCTGTAATTTTTTGTTTTGTTTGTTGAAGCCATCTTATGACCTCCTTAATTTCTTGCAAGCGGTATCACGCCTGCAAAGTATGTGTTTCTGTCAACGTAACTCCGAGATGTGCTGTTCTCACTTGAACTTGTCTGCCCCTCAATGCCGATTGTGTTATAATCATATAGGGCAATCGCGCGAATATTCGTATAATAGTTATACATATCTTCGCTTTTCTGCTCGTCCGTGTAGTATGACGGATAATTTCGCACTCTTGTTACCTCTCGGATTGCGTTCTTTACTTTAGACTTTAAGAGCGTGGCGTTGAACAATTTATCGTCTGATAATTCTGCCGTCAAATCCTCTATAAGCTCTTCCTCTAGCGTCACCTCTTCGGTTGTGCTATCTTCTTCTGTGTCCGTTGTAGTTGTATCTGTATCTGCCACGCTCTCACCGCCTTTATACTAACTTCTCTATCAGCATAACCTTTAATTCTGAACCGCTTATGCCGTCCGCGTTCGCTATGCCGTTTTCTGTCGCAAGTGTAACTAACTCACTCTTGCTCATTCTGCTTATGTCTGTTTTTGTGTAGGAAACAGAAGAAACAGGCGTTTCCACCTGTTTCGTTTTCTGTTCTACCTTGTTTGTGTTAGTTACATTTACGCGTTGATTATGCCGTCTGAGCAACATATAACCACCCCACTATCACGCCTTGAACTTCGCGAGCACTACCTTCGATTCATTGCTAAGAACCGCGACATAATGCTCATCAGAAGAAATAACAGTTGTCTTTGCTAGAATGTCTCTGTCAGTTTCAACCTGCACGTCTCTCTTCATGTAGATTGTAAGCGCGTCCTCTTCCTCTGAATAGCCATCTGCATCAGGGTCTTCGTTAGGGTCGCTAACAGATACAATAACAATCGGGCAAGCGTAATATTCTGCCGTTACAGCCGCTAACTTATCGCCGACCGCAATCTCATCAATACAATTCTCCTGCGCCGTTGCAAGGTGAAGTGCCGTTGCAGTTTCCTCTGTGCTGTCTGCAACAATCGTGATTGTTCCTGCGTCATTGTCCTTTGTGTACTTAACGAGCTTAACTTTCTTGCTCTTTACAACCTGTGCGCCTGCAATCGAACCGATAGTACCATTCATTATTACGTTGAGTGGGTACTTGTCGTTTGTCTTAAAATCATCATCGTTTAACAGGGTTGATTCCTGTGCCGGATTGATGAACATAATCTTTGTGAGAGATGTGTCGGATTCATCACCGAATACGGAATTTGCCGCCACAACGCCCTTGTAGCTAATTGCATTCGCAGAGCCATCATAAGCATACTTCGTTGAGCAAAGCGCGTCATAGCAATCATTATCGACCTTATCCGCAATAGCCATAGCAAGCTGATTAGTTGCCGTGCCTATCGGGTCGCCGTAACCTGATAATACGGATTCGTCTGTAAGCTCAACCGCCTTACCTGCTTTCTTCACCTTTGCCTCAACCGTAGATGTGCTGAGTACGGTTGTGTCCATTGCTACGCCCTCAGCTATATCCTGAGCCGCGCCGATGTAACCATACTTCGGTACTACAATCGTACTGCCCGGTCTGCCAGTAAGCGTAGAATCAATCTTTGCAAGCGGTGAAAATTTAATCTTCTTCGGAAGTTTAGCCGCAACCATGTCAGCCATTACTTCCGGGTCTACTAAGTCTTTAAGCATTGTCATTGCCATAGTTTAATTACCTCCATTTATTTTCCAGTGAACTTTGCATATTCATCTGGGTATTTATGTTTAAAGTCAACTCTTTGTTGGTACGACATTCTGTTGAACGTCGCTAAAGTTATGCCAGAAGCTCCATCTTCTCCAGTACCAGCATTGACCTGTGGTCTTTCTTTAATCCACTTGTCCTTTGCCGCCTTTAACTCAGCTTCAATGTCTGCCTCACGAACCTGTTTTTGAATTTGTGATAACAAATCCATGTCGCCTTGAATTTCAGCGTCAGCCGCTTTTGCCGCCATCTCAACGGACATTCCTTGCATTAGATACCTGTCCTTTGCAAGCGTCCGTCTCTTGAAGTCCAAAAGTTCTTGGTGTTCCTGCGCTTCTGCTTCTGCCTTTTCTCTGTCGGCTTCTGCTTGCTGTTCTTCCGCTGTCTGCTTCGCGCGGAGCGACTTTGTAAGCTCTCCGTTTGCCTTTGCCAACTTATCACGAGCCGCTTTGTTCTTTGTGTTGTCAGCGCGTTCTGCTGCCAAATCAGCTTTTAACCTTGCTAGCTCCTGCATTACATCGTCCATGGTCTGCGTGTTTGGTTCTTGCGGTGTGTTTGTCGTGTTGTTATCGTCAACCTCTGGTGCGTTGTTTACTTCTGCCATAATTTAATTACCTAACCTTTCTTGTGTTTTTTAGAGTGCGTATCACCTTTTGGTTTCTCTGCACTGTGTTGTGTTTACACTTCTCTGTGTCTTGCTATTTCTGTCTTTGTGCTTTTAGGTCATCTCCGACCGAATTTATATAAAAAAGAGAACCCTTTCGGATTCTCTTAAATATCAGTTAAATTTCACTGAACATCTGCAATTAACCGTCTCGCTTGCGCTTGCTCCATACGTTTCCGTATCTTTCGGCATAAGCATTAGCGAATCGCCAACCATGAACGGCTCATATACTCCTACCGTCTGTCCATCTGCAATCTGGTGTGTATGCCTTACTTTCCTGTCTCGCATTGTCACCCACGTCTTTCTTGTCATGCCGTTTGCGATTGCGTCCATCAGGTCTTGATGGTTCAGCATACTATTCGCTTCATTCTCAGCCATAAATCTAGCACGGTCATAGCTAGTGTTATATGTATCTCCCATGTTATCTTGCGTTGACCTTGTAATGTCGTCCGCAAATTGCGATACATAGTTAGTTACATACTCGTCTGTGTCTACATATCCATCTAGCGCACTGATGTATTTCTCTTGTAGCTGTATCTTAATTTGTTCCCATTGAACCTTGTCGTACTCGTCCATAATCGCTACGAGTGACAATATAAAAAGAAAAGCGTTCTCAAACTTCTTAGCTAGTTCAATTCGCTTTTCTTTCTCTTCGTCCGTCAAATCCATCTCACCAAAGTATTCTTCATAGTCCATACTCCGCATGGATTCATCAAGTATATTTAATTCATCTTCACTTATGACATAACCGCTCATTTATCGGGTTCCTCACTTTCCTGTTCCTGTGAGTTGTCCTTTGTTTTTATACCGTCAATGAATGGTGAATTGCTTATCTGGTCGCTATCGTCTGTTTGCAATCTATCATTGTTTACGGCATTGCTATCAGTGCTTTGGCTGTCACCTGATTCTTGCGTCTTGTATATGCTATCAAGATACTTCTTCATGTATGGTTCGCTGTCTTCCGCTACCTGATTAGGGTCGTCAAACATATTTATTGCCGCAAACATCCACTTCGGAGCGATACCATGTGACACGCCTGTTGCAAACGTGTTAATCTTTGTAGCCATCTCAAAGTTTTTCTGTCTTTCAACGTGTGGCTTAATGTCAATATATCTTAACTTCCGCAATGGACTATCTTTCGGAGTTGCGCTACATTCTCTTATAGCCGCAAGCACAGATTTCAATTCTTCAATCTTGCAACCCTCTTTGATGTGGCTTTGCTTTGTCGCTTCATATTCAGCATTTGCCAGCCCTGTCGCTTGGCTCATAGCTATTCCAGTGCTACCGCCACTATCATCATTGCGAACAGGCACATTACATTTCTGCAATATAAGACTTCGCCGTGTAACTATGTTATCAAGCATGCCCGAATAGTCATACGCTACCGCAAGTGGATTGACAAAAGGTGTTTTGCCGTCCTGTGTTGTCCGTGTAATTATCCAGTCGTTTGTTTCGGGATAAACAGTATTGCCGTTTTCGTCTTTCGGAAAATCTATGTCGTTACCATGCCATATAGCCTGACAATTCTGGTCTACATCGTTTGAGAAGTCAGACACAAGCAAATTAAGATTATCAAGTTCTGATATTTGCCGTTCAAAGCAACCCATGCGGTCGTGCGACCTTATCCATTCGATGATAGGTATTCTCCCTAACGGATTCATATCACCGTTGCCATATCCAGTTTCCCATGTGGTAACAGGTTCGCCGTTCTTCATCTTCGGTTTGCCATTCACCATCTTTACCGCATTGATAATCTCATATCTTCTATCCTTGCTGAAACAAGTGTAGTACCTATTGCCTTTATATTCTCTGAACGTGACACCTAAAATCGGTCTATGATCGAAGTGTCTACTTGAGCGAACAATAAACGCATATCTAGGGTCTAACACATCAATCTTGAAATAACTGTCGCCATCTTCATATTCCGTATTTATGTCTACGAACGTAAAGCCAATACCGCATATCTCAACATATCGTGCTAGTTCCTGTTCTTTTTCGCCCATCTTCTCAGCTTCGTAACATTCGTTTAACAGGCTTATAGCTTCTGATTCGTTGCTTTCTCCGCTGTCCTTTTCACCACGCTGAATTAGTGTTATCGGACTGCCCCAATTGAAAGCCGTCTTGAACTCCACAATCTCATTCGCAACATTATCAATGCACACACAGTCAATGTCGCTTCGGTATGTTTTAACTCTGTGCAAGCCTTGCATACCCTTCTCATAATTCAAAAGGCGTATGCAATCATCTTTGATTGCGGAAAACTCTATAACCGCGTCTCTCAGCACTTGCATTATATTGTCGTCTGTTATTTCTTCAACATCTGCATATATAGGTTTTCTACCGAACTGCATTTCACACCTCTATCTAAAAACCGCGCCTGACGCTGTGTTGCGCTGTGGCACGTCCTTAATCTCCAATTTGCCTGTATCTACAAAGTACACAATCCGTTTGTTGCATGTGAAACATCTTGCAATCACATTGTTGTGCTGTATGCCATCGTAATAGCCAACTCGCCCTTGACATTTCGGGCAATATATAATCTTGGGTTTTCCCATGAATACCTCTCTATTTATCCCCCACAAGAAAAGAGCAGTGTTATAAGCACTGCTCCGGTCAAGGAATCCGTCAAGTGAGGATTGGTAATGGAATATCTGACTGCCTGCCAATATTCCTAATATTAAGTTTATCATGTCAAGTTTTTAAATTATATAAGACATTTAGTGACATTGACGGACATTCAATGACAATTTTTAGTTCTCAAGATATTCCCGTCCATACAGCCTCTCAAACTCTAACAACGCTTCACCATGTATTCTCATTACCTGTCTGAATGAGTACCCCATCTCGGCAGATATCACGTTCAAGTCTTTCCTTGCGACATATCTCTCCGAAAGTATGTGATACATATTCGTATCAGGTATAGCGTCAATCTGAGATATGATAGTCCTGCGCTTGTCGATATACTCATCTACAAGATTGTCAGTTTCTTGCTCAAGGTCGATAATCTTTGCAACTGCTGTTCCGAGCTTGTCTTGGTCGGGACTTGACTGTACATTCACTTCTTTTGGCTTGCTTGTAATTGACTTTGCCATTGTTTGCAACTGATATATTTCTGACAGTTTATTTTGTATCATTCTGTCTAACCGTTCAATTTGTTGTAGGTAAGTTTTTGTTGTCACGTTGTTACCTCCTATATTGGGCTGTGCATTATTCTCGTTTCTCGTGGTGCTACTCTCATTTCGTTTTCCATCAATGCCAACGAATCGGGAGCGTCATCGTGCGTTACTTTACCTGTCCTTGTCATTTCTTCGACATTTTTCATGAAAAACCAATATTGACTACCTCTTTCGTAGCAACTCTCATCGAGAAAATAGTAGTATTTCAAAATGTTATCTGCCGCATTTTCCATTCTGGTAATTTTGTTCGTACAGTTGAATTTATACTTTGCACCACATCTGCCGCCTTTTTCTTCAAGCATTTTCATAACATCTCGTCCAAAATAACCGCCTGCGCTATTAGACTCAAATGTTACTCTTTTAACATTGTGCTTAAATAGCATATTTGCGCACTCAGGCTTCGTGTGTTCCGTTCCCGAATTGTCAAACACAGCGTCAACAATAAACACTTCACTGCCGTACACATATCCAACTGGCATTGAACAATAATCCGCGCCTTTATCAGCAGAATCACATGACGCAATAATTGTATCTGGTTCTCTATCAACAGGTAGATTCTTGAACCTGTTAAGTTTTTCTTTAGGAAACATCTTGCCTTTAGCTTCATACGGTTCTTGTTGGAACTCAGCCGCCCACGTTTCAGGAGATACGAGTATTCGCTCTTTTTGATAGTACGCTGTTGTAAATATTTTTATCAATTTGTCATCTGCTCGTTTGAATATCTCCCAGTTGCTCTCATCTGTTATTGGGTCTAACGCTGGTATAGCAACTTCGCGCCATTTCAACTCCATATCCTCAGCTTTATGTTGCAATGCTGTTATCGGGTCGTATAGACTGTACTTCGTTCCTTGTATGATTATCGGCGTTCCCTCAATACGTCTGCCCAACACATCATCAGTTACTTTTTCACATAAAAATTCTAGCCTATCTCTATTTCTCGCTTCTTCATGATTCTTAACGCAGTCGTCTATATATACAAGCACATTCGCTTCTGTACAACCGACAATAGCACCGTCTATAGGTCTACAGGTAAATGTTGGGAATGTTGTAGGGCTTTTCTGTTTCAAGTCTATAGACAATCCCTCAGCACTCTGATTCACCTTTTTAGCTTCTGGGAACACATCTAAAAAACGCTTATACATATCCGCATTTTCAAACGCCTGTATTAAACCGCCATAAAAACGCTTAACAAGTCCCTCGCCTTTGCCAACCGCAAATATACTTCCGTCTGGGTTTCTCCCGCCCATCATTAACGCTAATCTCAACCCACCCGTTGTTTTGCCTGTTCTTTTCGGTTGTGACACCGATAGTAACTCAAGTTCACCGTCATATATCTCTTGATACGCCTGAACGACTGGAGCAAGTACCTTTTTCCGTGGAAAATAAAACCGCTTGTAAGGGTCTTGCTCGTCAAGCTCAATGTATTCAAAAAACGAACTTACAAGATATTTGGATTCATAACACAGTGTCCTCTCGTATATTTCGCCAAATTCCTCATGACAAGTCTTTATGTGTTGCTCGATTGCATTTTTCTTAATAAAGTTTGTGACATTAAACCAGAATTTTCTGTCAAACTCTTTATTATCCTGTTGCTCAACAATAAACAAATCAGACAAATCGCGCAAATGTGATAACTCCATGCCGTTCTTTGTCATGTCGTTCTTAATCACAAACACAAGTTTCTTGTTATAATCGTCAGACACTTAATCACCGTCCTCTGATGGATTCATATAATCCGAAAATGGCTTACTAAAGTCATAACAAAGTACATCTTCAAGAATCGCGCCGTCTTTCGTTATAAGTTTGCCCTTTTCGTCCGTCCTATACTGTATTGCTTCAAGAATCAAACCATATTCACCCGACACCTGTGTCCGTGTTATCCGAATGCTTGATATGCGCTCTATTTGTTTTCCATCAACGAATACTTGGCAGGTCTGCCCTGTTTCGTCGCTTATGATTTTGAATTTTCCCATCTCTTAATCATCTCCCTAATTTCTTGCAGTTCTGCCGTTGAGAGGTCGTAATGTGTTCCGTCCTCTAATATTATGCTCTCGCAAGTTTCTATTGTTTCTGGTTGGTCTGATGGGAAATGTTTCACTTTCGATTCATCTACCCTGCGCCAACCCGATGTATCGTGGAGTTGTCTCTCATACTCTGCGTCTAATACTTTCTTCGCTTCTTCAATCGTTTGTGGCGTAAACTCGAACTTTAAATTAAATTCATCGTGTAGCGGTTTCGGATAATCCCTCGTTCCTATAACAACATCTCCATTATCTGCATATCTAATTCTTTCAGCGTTGCAAATTCGACAACCACCAATATATGCGCCTATCGGACAAGCGTATTTGCCTGCGTTTTTATCATCATCTTCCACAATCCATACAGCATAGTTACCCATCTTCCACACCTCCTAAAAACAAAAAGAGCAGACAACAAGATTTCTCTTGTCAATCTGCTCCTCTTAGCACTTAGCACCCAACTCTTAGGGCTGCCGATTCAATATTTGTCTATAACTTTGTCTACGTCTAAATAATCGTCTGTATCATATTCTTCAATTACGCATTCGCCAAAACGCATAATTGTTTCTTCTCTGTTCATTCTTTCACAAATCTTCTCAGCTTGTTCTCTTTTATCTGTAACCGCTCTAATTTCATAAAATTCAGGTGTATCGTCACAATCGTTTGTTATGATATACACTTTCATTTAATTGACCTCCGTTCAATCTCTAGCACCTTTATGCCATTTTTAACAGGTACTATCTCAATTCTGTTACCTCGGTTCAATGCTTCAACAATTTTCTCTTGCTTGTCTATCAGTTCTTCCAACTCTCGACTCATAAGTAATCACCCCGCATTATAACTTTATTATCCTCAAGATACAAACTGCCATCATGCTCATCAAACACAGGCTCAGAATCATTGTACACTGCAACATGATATCCATTTTTTACTATCGCTTCACCCTCATCGGGCAAGATAAAAAACACCTCTTTAGTTTTTGTGTTGTATAAAACCAAATGCTGAGTATGTATCATTCGTTACAGCACACCCTAAAACCTTTCTTGACGTATCTCTGACATGCCTGTTGTATTTCCGCTCGCGACTTGTATACTTCCTTGAGTAATTCGCAATAGTTACCTTTGCGGACGGCATATATCCCATGCGGCAGTTGTTTCTTTGCAACCCTCAATACATTGTCGCACTGTCGCCTGTTCATCTCGTATGCGTTGTGTTCAATAACTACCCTCATATCTACACCCCATATCTTTTCTTTATGTCGTCCACGCTATCAGGCGCGAACGATTTCTCGTACTTCTTGAACGCTTCATCAGGTATGTTGTACTTTTCTTTAATCTCGCTCATGTGTTCCCTTAATTCGGGATTATTCATGCAACCCTCAATAATCACGCGCTCCGCATACAGTTTCGAATACTTCATAAACGTAGGTATGCTAATTCCCAACTGTTTAGCAGATTGCCGTTGTGATATTGTTCGTTCCGAGTGACACCGATACCACAGGTCTTGAAATTTCGGGTCGTTCATCAGGTCTGCCTTGCTGTAATAGTTCTTACGTTTGGTTTCTGCCATATCAATCACCCTTATGTGCGTTACAATAAATCAATAAATGTTCTGCTATCTGGCGTAATTCTGATATTGCCATTTTTATATATTTTTCATCTGCAAAACAACTAGAGCTGTGTAACAACCATTCGCTCGGTTTTGCAAAATAATCAATCAGCTTATCGGCAACCTTTATAGGTTCATTCGAAACATCTATAATCGCTTCTGTTTTTAATTTCTTTACTGCGCAGAACACTTTTTCAACATACATGTCACCGTCAGCCATCATAGGTACACCTAGCAATTCACCAATCTTGCAGATTGTATCATAACAATCTTCGCTGACCGGATTAAATCCATCTGCGCTGCTCTCGTGCGTTTCGCAAACTAAATCGTCCTTTACATTGTCTAACTTGCTCTTTAACCCGTTGTATTGCAGCAATAACATCTCATATCTATGATTTAAGCCCTTGACATCTTCTAGCACTGATTTAGCATACAAGTCGCCACGGAGCATATCTCGTGTTCCTAATAGCTTTCCGATTTCGGAAATAACTTCATAACACTGACTGGTAATATTGCTAGGCTCAGTAGTTGTAGAAGTGGCATTATCTAAACCATTTCGCAATTGCGTTAGCTGCGTTTTCTGTCCTTTTATCTCATCGTCCATCTTCTCGAATTTACCCTTGTAATAACACTTATGCCCTTTATTACTATTCATAATTTCAACTCCTAACAATCAACATCTACGATGTACTTGCAATATGTTGCCAAGTGTTCCATAACCTGTTTAACCACATCATCAGCGTTTATATATTCTTCGGTGATATTCTCAATAATCCTGCTCGTAATAAGAATCGCGCTCTCAGGAGAACACATAGGATTATTGCCACCAACTGTTATTGATTTGCTCTTTAATTTATCTTCTAGCTCTTTTACTTTTGCTTTCAGATTCTCGTTAGGTATTACATTTACCGCAATTCTAAACGCATTTTCAAGTTGATTTTCGTCCTTGCAATCTGTCGGGTCTATGCTCATATGCTTCCTGAGTTTCTCACATAAATCCTCATATTTCTGTGACATTTTCGTAAACTCGTCATAATACCGTTTATAATCACCATAAGCAACGTATTGTTGACCGTTAATATCCCACGTTGTTATTATACTGTCCATGTTTATACCTCCCTATCTAATTCATCACATATTCGCTTGTATAGTTTATCCCCAATACCTTTAATCGCCTTAATTCGCTTTTTAATGATATCCATATCAACCACATCATCAGCGTTCCTGCCATCATCATAGCCCGATTGATAAATACTCTCTGCCCATGCGCTCAGTTCTTTTTGGTTTAACCGCTGTATGTTTTTATAGTCGTGAAACGAAAGTTTAAACTTCAACCTCTTTTAATCCTCCGTTATTAGTTCGCTATATGGCAAACTCTCTATCTTCTCACACAGTACATGCCATTCGTTGAGTTTATGATTTTTCCGTGCATGGTACATGTTCCGTAGCACCGCATAATTAAGCTGCACCGTCCGTAGTTGATTGTATGATTGCGGGAGAAGTTGAATTATATTGTACCAGTATTCTTTGTTTTTGGTTACAAGGTACTTTTCTCTGCAAGCGTTTAATGACGGAATAATCCAATCTGACAAAATATTTTTCGGGCTATACTTCTTAAACTCTTCATAATCAGGTACAGATATATCCGAAGTTTCAAACACATCTAAATCAATCAAATGTTCGCACGAAAAATCATTAATGGTAAACTCTTTTTTGTGTATCGTGTGCATTGTGCTTTCACTGTTCGCTACCGTACCAACCTTATATGTGTCTGCTTCTGCCCAAAAATAGCGTGGTGCTTTAATGTCACATGTTACAACTATATAGCGCATAAACTTACTGTGGTCTGAACCTGCTTTGACAAGTTTTTTCATCAAATCAAGGTCATTGTCACCTATCGCAACGCCGTTACTTCTTGATATGCTGTCGCTCTTCTCCCATGATTGTAATGGATTGCGCATACCCCTAACGGCAGCTTGCCAACCGTAAATCTCTGTGTTTGTTATCTCAATCATCACAATACCTCGCTTTCGCAATACCACCATATATCATTACCGCTTTTTGCTTTTAGAAATTTTTGTACGTCGTCTGACAAGAAATGTGCCAGACTATAATCACAAGGCTTTCCACCGCCACCTTTGAATTTTGTGTCAAAGTAAGAATCAATCAGGCTCTCAATCTCATTTGTTCCGATTTCGGAACAAATCATAGATTGATATGTCGTGGTTAGCAATGTGCCGCCGCTCATGCTCTCAATCGTCTGTTCGCTATCCATAGCCATAACCATATTACTTATTGCGTCATGAGTGTATGGTAACATAGGTGTATTTATGTGCTTCCTACGTATCTCAATAAAGTACCGTGTCGCAAACTCAACATTCTCTGCCAAATGTTTATTCTCATATCCAAACTCGCGATATACGTCTGCCATTTTTTTAGGCAATTCATTTTCGTATGCTACCTTATCGGCTTCGCTATATTCCCGATTTTGGCGTACACGCTCCCGATGAGACTTATATCTATCTCCGTAGGAGACTTTTCTCTCTTCTTTTTCGTTAGAAAAAGACTTATTATCAATATCTATATTATTTATATTAACCTCATTATTTAGTTCACTATATTTATCATCTATATCATCTAATCTATTATTATCATCTATATTACTATATTGTATTTTCTGCAAATCTGCCTTGCATTTTTTGCAAGTCTGCTTTGTATTTTTTGCAACTCTGAGGAACTTTTTTTGCAAGTCTACTCGTAACCAACGACTTCTGCCGTCAGTCTTTTCTTGCTTTATATAACCGTATTCTTTTAATTTGGATATTGCTTTCGATACCTTTGTCTCACTACATTTGCAGAACCATGCAAGGTATTCATTACTTGCATAACAACCACCGTTATCTCCGACATCAAGGCTGTATATTTCGGCCAAAACAATTTTATCTATTGCACTCAAATCTCCGTCAAGCCAAACTTCTTTAGGAATCCAAATTCCCTTAAAATCTCTAGGATAATTATATTTGCTCATAGCATAATACCTCCGTGTTGATATTCCGTGATAATAGTTATTCAACGGACAGAGCAATCACGGTTTCGCCTTTTCGGTTGTACTGACCTATTCCGTTGAAATAGCGAGCGAGAGGGTCGAACTCTCGACTTGTCCTTGAAAGAGACATGACTTAACCGCTTGTCGAACTCGCCTTAACGCCGTCGCAAGGAATCGAACCTTGACAACACTGTTACATGTTGGAGAGATTAGCAATCTCCTGTGATACCATTACACCACAACGGCTAATAATGGCATATAGCATCATAAGGCTATTCAGGCGCATATGCCAAACGCCGCTCTGTTTCGTATTCAACAGGCAAGTCACCGTGATACGATACGGATACGGGTTTTAGTGTCTTTTCCTTGACGAGGTGAAATTCTGCGTGGGTTATTACCTCTGAGCGCGATAACCAATACACTCTGATTGAACCAAACACTATGTGAATAGCTAGTCAATTCGGCATGATATTATTTCTCCGTCATGCCACGGATAGAAAGGACAAAAA